TGTTGCGCCGTTTCGACGTTCTGTTCGGCCGCAACCGCGTAAGCCTCATCGGCCAAAGGCTTCAAAAGCGGGGCTTTTTGCGCGTTCCATTGAATAGCCAAGCGAAAAGCCAAGGCATATGCGTATGCTTCAAGCCAAAGATACGGAATTTCTACCGTTTGGCCAGATGTAAAGGCACTATCTTGGATTTGTCGTACACGATAATACTTCAAATACTGCGAGGATTGACCATCTGGGACGGGCCAAAGCGTAACAGACGGCCCGGGTGATCCTGCAGAGCGACTAGCGTCAATCAAACGATCAAACCAAAACACGGTTGGGAAGCCCGTCTGCTGCTTATTAGGGTAAGAAGCATATTCCGTGCGTGAAACAGGCAAAATAATGCGATCGATCGGCTGCGATGTCGATTGTGTCGTTGTTACATAGGTATCAAGAAGCACGACGGTATTTGGATCAACGGAATAAGTGCCTGCGGGTGTCGGGGACGATATTGTTCCGGCCACCGTTTGGGCGCCCGTAGTGGTATTGGCATACGATACTGAACCATTCGACGATGCGGTGACCGTATAAGTGCCGTTATAGCCTGATGGCGTAACGCCCGACACCGTAATTTGTGTACCCACTGTGTACACAGGGGTATTTGGCGTGGCGAATGTCAGAGTAGCGGTCGTTCCATTGCCGGAAGCACCCGTAGTAGCAGGCGTTTGGTTAAAGTTGACTGTTTCAAGATCAACCGTCCACAGATTTACGCCACGATTAGACCAGTTTGCCAACAAGAGGTTGGAAGCCATGCGAGCGGCTTCCATGTGCTCTTGGGCAATGGCCGTGTTTCTTATGTCGCAGAGGTTATATGCATAGAGCACGACCTCGCCAAGCGACGGATTAAAGTTGTAAGTGCCGCTCGTGCTCATGACGGCTCCTATTAGAAGGTCGTAGCGGTAGCGTCAGCGATTAAATAACCACCTGCGAAGATTGAACCAACAAATGGGCCGCCCGTGTTGGATTTCAATTGATATTGAATATCCGTTCCGCCGGGATGTACTGCTGGAACCGTGTAAGGAATATTGAAAATTTGCACAAATGGCGACTGTGACAGCAATGTCGTGTTGCCGTTCACGTTATAGGTATAACCATTTTCTGTGATGCTATTAGCAATATTGAATTTATTGTACTCAGCAAAAACCATGTAGTTGCTAGATGTAAATCCAATGCTTGCGTTGCCCTGCACATACGTCAAATAAAACGAGTAACCTTTTGGCACGGTATAAATCGACATTTGCGTTTGACCGACACCTGCGTTGATTTGGGCATAAAGAACGGTTGCAATTTTACCAGTAATGTTTCCTGCGTTGATGCCATTCGTTACAAACATACCATTGATGCGGAAGAACGAATTAGTCGTCGTTGCTGTTCCAGAGCCGTTTAACGTGACAGATTCAGACAAAAGATTATAACTCGAATCCAACCCATTGACTTGAACAATCAAACCGGCATCGGTCGCGCCAGATGCGCTGAGAAGAACAACAACACCCGCAGAAGATGGGTATGTGTAATTACCGCCTGATTGAGTCAAACCTTCCCATAATGGGCCAAGAGCAGTTCCGCCAATTTGTGTGCTATAGCCAAAAATTTCTACAGGCTGGTGATTTGTGATTTGACCACGCGAGACCTGCAACTCAAACGGCTCATGCTTGCCATTCTTGGTAATTGAGTCCCAGACAACGCCAGTTTGAGAAATCGTAGCCATAATTATTTACCTTTTTTTCGTGCCGCAGCGGCGTTGTCGACTAAGTTAGGATACGGCCGCCCTGCCGCCCTTGCTCTAGCTTTAGCACTTTGTTCTTGCTTATGCGACAAGTGCTTTATGTGATGGTCTTTAGGAAGCTTAGTTTCCCAAAATGGTTTGTCGGACATTAGCAGCCCCACTTACGAAGTGATTTATTGATCCGGCTATCAGGATCGGCGGCTGCGGCAGCGCCTGTCATTTTGCGCTTCACGCCCGTCATCCGCTCACAGAATGATTTATGACGCGGATTATCCGCATCTTTAGTCGGTGCCTTTAGGTGGTGACCTTCCGCGCGGGCCGACTGACGACCACGCTCATTAAGCCCACCAGACGGAGATTTGCCTTCAGAACGCGTCCAAGCTGCAGTCATAACAAGCTCCTTATGGAGGAAGGGGGAGCCGAAACTCCCCCCGCCTGTTTAGTGCTCTTCAGGCTCGTAAGAGTGGTGAGCCTTTGGCTCCATACCCTTATGTGCAGAAGAAAGTGGGTGCATGTTGGAACCAGATGCTGCACCACCGGACTTGCGTGGCTTGCGGCCAGCGTGGTGATGAGCGTGGTGACCTTCATGGTGACCTACGTGGTGCTTGGCCATTCCGCCGCGCTTACGTTGCTTGGCTTCCTTGGCTACGTTTGAGTCTTTGCCTGCATAAACGTCTTTAGGCGACTCGTCGTGATCCCAATCGCCTACCATTGGCGATTCGACCTTACCACCCTTCTTGTGCTCTGCACGAGGGTGCTTGTGATGTACACCATGCTCGGTATGACCGTGGTGATGTCCTTTGTGACCCTTCATGGTTCACTCCTTAGAAGTTGTAGTACTGGGTAAGGCCGAACAAGCCAGTCGCTGACTGGACATTGTAAGCCTGCGGAATCTGGCGGAACACATACTTGTTCGTGCCAGTGGACGGCGTAAGATTGACACCCGACGCATTCGCAAGGTCAATCGTGCCACGGACATCGCCCGTTGTGGCGGACGGTGTAGTACGATCAGCAGGTAAGAACCCGTTTGCAGCAAAGCCCGTGTTAACCGCTGGTGCAGTTTGAGAGTTACCAGAGTTAACAACAACTTCTGCCGAAGTATCCGAACGGATTGGAAGACCAACGATCGCGGTTGTACCAACGGAATAAGCATGCGTGGCATCGGCAGCGTTAAGAACAACGCTCTTGATGTACTTGAATGCTTTCTTGCCGTTAACAGCGTTACCTGCCGAAATCGTAATGTTTTCCGACATTGGATATCCGTAGATATCGTAGCCGTTAACAGTTGCGGTCGTAGCAGTAGCGCTTGCTGCAGCGGTAACGCTTACAGCGCGGCCAACCATGGCCATTGGGTTCCACAACCAAACCGAAGGGGTCTGGATGTTTGTCGGGATAGCGCAAGATTGCACGTTTGGATAAGCCAAGGTGACCGTACCAGACGTGAAAGTTACGTTCTGACTGAGCTGATAAGTACCAGTCTGTCCGTTACCAACCGTTGATGAAGTTCCCGTCGTCGTAATCTGCGAACCGATATAGACGCCAGAAGATGCACCAAGGGTTCCGCCCGTTACCGTCGTTGACGATGAGAGAAGAACCATGCCGGGTCCGATTGGCATGCCACTGTTTGCCGTAACCGTCAGAACGCCGTTCGTTGCCGAAGCGGTGACTGAAGCATAAGCATCAAGTGCAAGAACCGTATCCGTAACGCCCGTATCCGAACGCGTAAACGTGGACGAATAATAGACGCCAGTGGTCGCGGAGTTAGTCGAAACGAGCGTAAGAGTTGCACTCGTTGCGTTTGCAGAAGCCACGATGGCTGCCGCTGCGTTGGTGTATGGAACGCCAGTGAACGAAACAATGTCACTGAAGCCATACCATCCGAAATCCTGCGCTGCCTGCGCTTCACCGGGAAGGTAAGTAAAAGCAGCGCGTGGATCAAGGATGCCGCCCCCCGCATAAAATAGCGAGGAGCCTAGATCAGGGTTGTAATCCGAAGGTTGTGTTGGGTTTTGCCCAAACACAATCATTGGACCGGAGAATGCAGTAACTGACATGGTGCCTTCTCCTTACGAGGTTGGGAATGAACCGTAAATCGAACGCCAGTTGTAGTAACCGAACGAGTAACGCTCATAACCTTTAACAAGAAGGTTGTCAGTGACGAAATCGACTTGCATATCCGTTTCGAACTTCACACGTTCCATGTAGGCAAGGCCATCAATGTTCGTGAGCAAGAACCAAGCATAAGATGAAGTCAAGAAGTCGTTGACCATGTAGCCTTCTGGCAAGCCGCCGGCCGTTGTCATGATCGCATTGACGTCGTTATCTGCAGTACCGGGGCGCAGTTCCGTCTTCAAAAGACGGATAGCAACTGGCTCAAGTGCTGGTGGGATAATCAACTTACGACCACGAGCAAACACCTTCAAGTTGGCTTGGTCGCGGAAGTTCGTGCGGATCGCGATCATTGCGTTCAGCAAGGTGGCTTCGTTGAGGTCAACCTGAGTTGTAGGCGTGTTAGCAACCGAACCACCGTCGATAGGATGCGCCGTCGAGCAGAGTGCTACGCCGTCACCGCCAACTGCGGAGTTATAGGTCTGTGCCGTGTTAAGGATGTTTGCGCCGTAAATTTCCTTGGTCTGCTGGAACGATTCCACCAAGCCGAGGTTCGAAGGCGTAAACTGGGTCTTGTAGAGGTTGTCGTCGATCGCCTTACGGGTGATGGCGTAACCGAGAGCGATTTCAGTGTGCTCTTGGTTGTATACGAAACGCTCACCTGCACCCGAGTCGAACGACGTCTGACCACCTTCGGTCTTCAGCTGGGCCAATCCGAGGTAGCGCATTTCTGCGGTACGTTCGAGGGCCATTTTCGAATCGTGCTTGGTGAAGATTTTGTCGTACTGAGATGGGATCATCTCGTACTTGCCTTCTACGCCGCGGAGGCCGGGGAGAAGAAGGTCTTTGATCTGACTAAGATTAACAGCCATGACACTCTACTCCTTAGCTGATGCCAGTGTTTGCAGCGTTCGAACGCCAGACTTCGTTATTGAAGCCAACGATCAAGTTGCAATACTGCGTGGTCTGGTCGCCGCCGTTGCTGAAACCAACTGCGTAGTCGACGACAATGAAAGGAGACGTGTTGGTCGTTGCGGTAGCATTGACATAAGCCGTCGAACGGCCCGTTGCGTTGTTACCACCCGTTGAGTTGCCCGACGTTGCACCAGTCGTGGAGTAGGCGAACGTGACAAGTTGACCCTGAACGCCAGACGTTTGCAGATCGGAAG